ACTCTTTAAAGCTTCGTTTGTCTCGGCTTCAAGAGTTGCTATTTGCTCGTCCACACCCACAGCCTTTGTTTTCTTTTCCATGTTTATCACCTCCTACTACCCACTTAACGGCAGGGTGCTCCAGAGTGATCTACTTTTTAACTAAATTTCCATTTATAATCCTGTATTTTGTAAAATCAACAGGAATGGTGTGTTCGTATGCACAACTTGTGCACACTGCATACGGCCCACGCCACTCCAGTCGATGTTCCTTTGCAACGACCCTAGTCTCTGGCATAACTGTAGTAGTCTCAGCATCCCCCCAAAATTCCTTATCTTTGCTTTCTGGCAAATCAGGTACTTTTCTTTTCATTCTTTGCCTCCTCTACATCCATTTTTGCCTTTAAGGCATACTTGTCTACAAACCCTAAGACTGTCTCTAAAGCCCCACGAATTTGGTTTGTAATCATATACCTATAACCAATCTCTTCTATATTTATCCCAGACAATGCCACCTTCTTTTCGGTTATTACTTCTAATGACTTCAAGAACTCACCCACAAACTTCTCAAAGACCGCCCAGGCATCAGATGTGGCCAAGTCAAGCAATAACTTCTCGTCCTCGTCCTCAAATTTCTTTAAGTTCGGGCTAACAATGCTCTTTCTAACGCTCGCTATAAATTTTGGTAACACAGCTTGTTCTGCCGCCTGTTTGTCTAGTGTACTCATGCTGAAGGTGGGATACCCTGTATCCCATTTAGTAGCTCGTTAGCAACAGCGCCAATATCCGCATCGTTAAACTCTACTTCCTGCACAGGCTCTTCTTGTGGCATTTGCTCCACCGGCTCCTGTGGTAAAACCTCTTCTGGTATTTCCTCCTGTGGCAAACTCTCCATCTCTTCACTGGCCTCTTCTTCGGGTGGCTCAATGATTATCTTTTCCCAGTCTTTAATGTCCCCGCTAATCAGCCACCTCTTAAACAGTTCTGCAAGGTCTATATCCCCGCCCTTTTGCTGTATTGACTGTATGATGGCGGGGTTTTCTAGTACCGCCTTCATAACAGCCGTAATGTTAGATTGTTCTGCTGTAATGTCTTTCTTAAAGGTACTTCCAGCCTCTAACTCAAAGTCGTAGTGGGTAGGCTCTTCCTCGCTGTCGTTTAGCAAAGCCCTGCTAATCTTCACTCTTCCTCTTTTCTTGCTTTCAAACAGCTCTGTCACATCCGGGTAGGCTTCCTCTATTTCCTTTATCTCATCTCCGAATAGTCTTATCTCCACATCCGTCTCGAGTTTGCTAGCGGCCAATGTAATCCACCTGTCGTATACCTGCTTTAGAGCCTCTTCCATCATAAACCTATCCCACTCGTCTCTCGCGCCCTCTCTGTTTGCTATAAACCTCACCGCTTCTGGGGTCTTGCCCATTGCCGGCTGGTTGTCGGAGCTTTGGTTCACCTCTGTAGTCCCCGACATATTGTAGAGGGAGGAAAGCATAAAAGAGTAGGTAGATTGGAATGTATTTAATCCCTGCGGAGTAATCTGCATAGTTTGCACATCTTGATTGGGATTGTTCATGAACCACTTCTCGCCCGCCCCCCATTTTAGAGACGAGGGCACTACATTCTGCAGGTTGATATGAAGGGGTGGAAAGATAGAGTATTTAACTCCTGTAAGGTAAAGGTTGATTAACGAATTCAAAGCAAACTGTAAGCTCTTACCTCTTGCAAACTCTCCTAAACCAATAGGGGAGTCAATGAGAGGAAATGCGTGCTTGGCAACAATTGGTAACTTCCCATCCGGGTATGGGTTGTCTACCACACGAAGAACAAAAGGTTTTGAGGTTTCTTTGTTTACCCTTTGAGGTGTCCAAGTAATCCACTTGTCTGTTCTGTACTCTGTGTAAATCCTTACTCTAGGGTACACTACATCTCCAACATCATTGGGGTAACGGTTTCTTTCTACATAGGATTTATCATCCTTTGATATAATCTTGTCCCCGCTAGACTTTTCCTCCTTTAGCTGCACCTCTAATTTGTCAATATTCTTCCAGGTATCTTGGTCTTGGTTCTTCAACCAATCTACTGTGGCAACACCACCAACAGTAAACCAGTCCATCTCTTCTACCGACCTCACACCAGGTTGTGGGAAACAATCCCTTATGTTTAGGATATTTAATTCAGGGCCGATATACCCATTCCTCTTATTCACTCTCCACGGAACTAAAGCAAACATTGATCCATAGACTAGGGAATACAAATCCCAAAGTCGTAACTTCATCAAGAGTGGCATTTGCTCGTTGGCGTTCTTTTCAAAATACCCAAGCAATAAGTTCATCAATACATTTTTACCCAAATCATTCTTCGATACTGCGTATGCTTTTCCTTTGGGGGTTTGAGCCATTACTCTAGCGGCTCTTTCGTAAACAATGGTGGATAGGCGGGGATCGAATACTTTGTTCTCTGAGTTCTTAGAGGTATCGTCTTCCAGCTCACAAATCAAAAGGCTCTCCAAATCATCCCAAGTACCACGAACATTAGTTAAACTGTCAAAAGAGTCCTTTTGGTGGTCTTGCACCTCTACCAACAGCTCCTCATCTTTAGTCTTTACGACTTTTGGTTCCTTGGTTTTTTTGGCCATAGCTTTTTGGAAGATATTTAAAGGTAAAATTATAGTAATAGGTTTATTTAATGGTAAACTTTTCCGCGGCATGGTTCTTAACTATGTCTGTAACCTTCCCGCGATACACCCTAAATGTTACAGTAACTACGCCATTTTGTAAAGGGGCTATAATTGACTCATGTAGAAGTCTTTGGTACGCCCTCTGATTCTCTACATATTCCATTATGTCCTGAGTTTCTTTAGCCATAGTTACACATTAGGTACTCCGTACTTGTCGAATATCTCCTGCTGTGGCAACTGTTTTGATAGCTCTTCCATCCTGTTTTTGTTCTTCTGGTAACTCACAGCGAAGTACGCCAAGGCTCTCAAACCATCAAAGTGATGCCCGAACCTTCTGTGGTCGTCCCACTGCGGTCTTATCTCGCTCCCACCCGTGCTTTGCTTCTCAAGCCAAACTAAGTTCTCTATTTCTTGGATAAACCAGTTAATCTCCATTCCCTTCTGAAGATCGAACCTGACTAGGTTATCCGAAATATAAAGGCGGGGCTTTCCTGTCCCCTTCTCAATTTGGCCGTATTCCGCCAACCTCTCTGCCAAAGTCTCGTCCCAAGAAGCACCCTCCTTTGGCAACTTCTCGACGGGGTTAAGATACATCCCAAGCGCCGCTAGATCGTTCTGTAATCGCGGGTCATCGCAATCTATCCAGCCACTCGTGATCATTAATCCCCCAATCTTGGAATCTCGTCTTTCTTTGATCTGTTGCGCCGTCAATTGCGGCTCTCTAAACCCGTTAACCACATGAATGGAGTTATCATTATCTATCCCGACCAAGAGCCAACCGGCCGGATCAGAGTAGCCCCCGTCTAGCACCTCATACCAAGTCCAAGACTTATCTAAAACATCGTAGTGCCTAACATGCGTCTCTCTACTCCACCACGCGCAAACCAAACCCGCCCGCTTTACAAATAATCCGCTCCGCCGAACCTTAATAGCCTCTGGTGACAATCCTCTGGCCATCTGCGCCTTCTGATCTTCTGTAAGCCACGGGTTGTCATCCCAACCAGCGCTAGACACAAACACATCTTTGTTACCAGTGTCTAGGTAAATCTTGTCATAAACCCAAGTCATTCCCTTGATCGGAGTCATGGTGAGAAGCGTATCGAGTGGTACACCAGCCTCTTGCCTTACAAAACACTCTTCCCAAATATCCTGCGGTGGCTCTTCGTCAAACCAGATAACACGCTTACCAACACCTTGAAACTTCTCTCTCCCCTGTTCGTATGACTTAAAGTTTATCCTCGAGCCGTTCTTAAACACGATCTCACCCCATGTATTTTTCTTGATATACGTAATATCGACTAGCTCTCCCTCTGGGATATACTGCTCTAGTTTCTTTTGCGTTGTCTCCTTTTGTTGATCGTAGGATGGACAAGCACACCAAATCTCTATCGGCAGTACCACCTTTCTAGTCGGATGCTTGCCTAAAGCATACTTCACTACCTCTTGCGCCCCCCACTCGGTCTTTCCGACACGGTTGCCCCAAAATAGAATTCTTACCGGCTGGAGAGCTAAAGATACCTCTTTCTGCTTATCGTGTTGCTCTGCGTATTTAAGCGGATCCTGCCTGACTCTCCTCTGCTTCTCCTCCAGCAAGGATATTAGATCTAGCTTTTCTTGCCTTTGACTCGATAACTTGATCGAGTTGCTCGTCTGTAAGGTTTCCATAAGTATTTACCTGCACCGCAACCATTGGACTCGTGCCTTTTAGACCCACTAGACTCAACACCTCCTTAGCCGCCTCTAGTCGGCGCATCCTATTTTTGAACTCATCGACCATCACTTCAGCCGCGTCTACACTGTTGGCCTGCAACCTCGATAATGCCATCTCTGGAACTTTGGCTATTCCCTCTCTAATCTCCGGTATAGTTCTCAGCCTCTTGTATAAACCATCTTCCGATATACCAATGCGTTCGGCCGCCTGCCCATTTGTCTTTGTCGTTATCAAAGCAAGAACAGTTTCAGCAATCACCTCTTCTTTACTTTTCTTTACTGCCTCTACTTCTTTTGGCTTAGTGTTACCCATACCTCTATCTTATCACTTAACTCCGACAAATGATAGACATCTTCCGGGTCGAGTGTGTATAGCACTATCTTTCCCTGCTTATCCCCGCTCACTAAAGTCTTAACGTTTATCTCCTTAACTAGCATTACCGCATTATATTCAGTTGTTGTTCTTGCGAGTATTGCCTTACACATTTTATATTTGTTGGCCTCTCCCCCACCACCCCCCTCTCTCCATAGAAAAATATTTTTTCTTTTCATATCAACCAAAACTCGAGGGGGTACTTTTAGTCGGGTAGGGGATAGCGATACATCACTACAGGGAGTATTTGCTGTAATAACAACCCTAAACCCCTCTCGGGCACAATTTATAGCAAAACTTCCATTCGGACACCCCGCCCCAACCTTGTAGTGATACAGTACCAAAACCCACCCTTCCTTTACCTAGCGCCATAAACCCCTCTCGGCACTAAAAATTAAGCAATACCACCATAGAAGGTTTTATTCCTCAGTGTCGAGTGGGTCTAAACATACCCCCAAAGCATGGTTCATGTAATCGTTATAGAGCACAGCCAACTTTCGTGCCACAATAATAACTTTTTGCATCTTTTCCTGGAGTAAACTCTGCTCTGGGTACCTCCGTGCAAGCGCCTCCAACACATAAACTGTTTCCATACCATTTCCGAAATGTTCGGGTATCCCTAGATGTACCGGCTGCTCGTTTACCAATCTACAAGAGTCCCTTGGCATTTTTCTATACACCGCCATCCCATCACGCCAAGACGATTTTTCCGTTTCATCTATTGTTATGTCGCACCTATCTAATGAACTATTATCTATAATTTTCATACATCACACCCCCTCACTTAAAAACTAAGCAGTACCACCACAGAAAGAAACACAACTAGGGCCACACCCCACAGCCACCAATTATTATTCTCTTTTCTTTCCCAAGTAAAACCACAGTTTTTCATCCTTTCGGGCGGCACGACCCCCTACTTAGGTCGTGTATGAAGGAGTCCTGCCCAGACACCTACCGCCCGAGAGAATTAAAAACTGGGGTTGAGATAGCAAGTGCTATATCAGTCCCCCGTAACTAGAAATGTTAATTGTCGGCCTATATTCAATCCATTAGTAAACCAGGCAGTAGCGAACCAACTGCTACTATTTTTTACCTTATTAGGTGTTTCAAAGTTTACTCGTTTCGGCATAAAGATAACCTCAAGTCCGTATTTGTTGAACAGTCTTTGTCTTTTTACCGTCTCAAAGGTTGTGAGCGGAAGCAATAAAGCAAAGGGTTTCCCCAACTCATAACACCTTTCTAAAAATTGCTGTTTATATTTGAAGGGTGGGTTTGTAACTATACAATCGAAATGTTTACTTGGCGTATCATCTAAAAAGTTTCTGAACGGCTCGTCCCCAAAGTCAACATACAAGTCTGTACCGACAACATTAAATCCTTTTTCTTCTAAACCTTTCACAAGATTTCCCTTTCCACAAGCACATTCCCATATAACCCATTCCTTTTTCAAAAGGGGTAGTAACGGCTCTAAGGCTTCTGGTGGTGTTTGAAAGTCATCCGACATTCCTTGTTTTAGTAGTGGTTTCATAATCTAAAAGAGAGCCGAGATAGCAAATGCTATCTACTACCTCGGCTCGTTGCTAGGTAGAGATGTGGACATCCCAAACATCTCCCCTAAATTTCAACTTCGCCACTCCTGTATCCACTGGATACATATTTTTCTTTTCGGCATAGCTACCGTGGTAGCCAAGAAAAGACCCAGTGAGTACGAAGTATTTTTTCTCTCTCTTCACAGTCCGAGAACGCTTGTCCACCTCGAGCCGTGGAACTTTAAGGCTCAACAGCTCATGAGTATGGGCGTAAAGAAACACATCGGCGTCTGTGTGTTGGGCTGTCCGCATTGCCGCAGTCAGTTTGGTATGGGGATACCAAGCATTACTCGCCCCGTGTTGTGCGTAGATAATGTAGTTCTGCTTCCGCACACGGAGTTTGATAAAGCAAGAGTACCCACCAAACTTTACTCCCAACTGCTGGGACATCACTTTTGCCACACGAATACCGGACTGC